TATGGAAAAACAATAAAGGTAAGAAATTTAGAATTCACAGATTAGTAGCAGAAACCTTTATACCAAACTATGATAACAAAGAACAAGTTAATCACATTGATGGTGACAAAACAAATAATTGCGTTTCTAATTTAGAATGGGTAACACCAAAAGAAAATATAAGACACGCAATAAATAATAATTTATCTAGCATAAAATATGGTAGTTCTAATTTATCATCTAAATTAAAGGAAGAAGATGTTATTTATATAAGAAAAAACGCAAAAGTTGTTCTTAGTGTTAGAGAACTGTCAAAGATTTTTAATGTTTCTACAACAACAATCTATAATATTATAAATAATAAAAAATGGTTAAAATTGTAAGGTTCAACGACTATCTCGCAGGAGAGTACACCCAAGTGGGTGGAAGTAGTACATACGATTTATCGTAAAGATATAGTCTGAACACTATGGAAACATAGTGAAGTTCATAAGAGAACTGCATTAGATTAACGCTCTAATGTGAACATATTGTGGATAAGAGATGAATTTTTGCTTCGTTCTGACAAAATATTTGCTAGTAGAAGTGTTGATACCTCATCTTACTCTAAACTAAAAGTTAAGAAACCTGAGAAGTCTTACCACTCATTTCTTAGTGCTACGCCAGATAACACATACCTGCACAAAACATTTATGCAAGATTTGTGCGTAGGTAAAGATGATAGATGGATTAGAAAATATTGTTACTGTTATTTAGAGGTAAAAGAAGGTGCTGTTTACCCAGACTTTATGAGTTGTCTTGTAGACCCATTCCCAATTCCAGATGACTGGCAAAGAATATTTGGGTTTGATAAAGGTTGGTCAGACCAGACCTGCTTATGCTGTGGTGCATTAGATGTTAAAAATGGTATATGTTACATATATGATGAGTATTATGTGTCAGAAAAACCAGTAACATACCACGCAAGAAGAATAAAAGAATTAGTTATGGGGCATAAATTGTATAAAAATATAATTGCTGACCCATCTGTAAGAGCCAGAAACGATAGAGATGGTGTATCGTATAGAGACTATTTCTATAATGTATCAGGTTTGTGGCTAGAAGAAGGAAATAACGCAATTTTTGACGGTATAGAAAGAGTTAGAGATTTTATGTATCAAGGAAAACTTAAAGTTTTTACAAATTGTGTTAATTTAAAATCAGAGGCTCAAAATTATCTATGGAAAAAAGATAAAAATGGAATATCAAAAGATGAGCCAACAGAAAAGAATAACCACTTAATGGACGCACTTAGATATTTAGTTATGGCGTTACCTTTTGATATAAGAGAATGTGCCTTAACTAAAACTCCAGATACTAACAAGATGACAATTCTTGATAGACTAAAACTTCACAGTAATGATAGTGAAGAAGATGGAGAAGGTGGAGTTTATGGTATCGGTTATTATAATTTATAGGAGGAAATATGGAAGAAAAAATTATTTCGTTTGAACAAAAGATTAGAGAACTAAACTTAAAAATTCAACAACTAGAAGATAGACTTAGTAATTTAGAAAATGGTGAATTTGGAACAGGTATTTACTTAGATGGTTGTTCAGAAGGAGATAAAAAATATATTGCAGAAATAAGCAAGAAAGTTGGTGAATAATGAAAAAGAATAAAAATAAAGAAGAAAAAGTATTTTACTCACTTGCAGATGAATTAGATAAATCAAAAGAGTATGTTCGTATGTATGAAAAGGCTTATCATTTTAACTCTGCAAGATTTGAAGATTATAAAGAGTTAATGGCTTTTTATCAAGGTAATCAACATTTATTAGATAAGTATAAAACTAATAGACCTTGGATAGTTAATATGAATACACCTTATGCTGCTGTTGCTATTGAAAATAGACTTTCTTCATTACTTGTTAATGATTATGAGGGAGACTTAATGCCATTATCAACAGAAGATATTGATGTTATTGAACCTATTGATAGTGTATATAAAAGAGAATGGGAAAGAATGAATTTAGACAATGTTGTTAGACATTGTGTTGAGAAATGTGCTGTCGTTAGAGAGGCATATTGTCACATTACTGTTAATGATAAAAAAGTTCACGGTGGTAGAAAATCTAAAAGAGTTGGTGCTTTAGAAGCAGAGATGATAGAACCATCTTGTGTGTTAATAGACCCAACTGCTAGAAATTTAAAAGATGCTAGATATGTTATAGTTACAGGTCGTATAAATAAAAAGGAAGCATTAGAACTATATCCAAAACTGGAAGCAATAAAATCAGAAGAATACACATACCAGCCATCTCAAAGAGGTGAGATTTATTACAGTAATGATTACACTACTGAACAAGAAGATGTGTTCACAGTTTTAAATTTCTATATTAAAGAGAATGGTAAAATTAAGAAAATTAAACTTGTAAATTGTATTATTGTTAAGGAAACAGAATTAAATATTAGTTCATTTCCTATCGCACAAATTAGATGGAAAAAGGCTGCTCAAAGTTGTTATGGTCTTAGTCTTATGGACCAATTACTTTCATTACAAAAAGCAGTTTGTTCTATAGAAAGTGCTATTACTAATACTGCTATTGCTTATGCTGCACCCAGTATGATGGTTGCAAAAGGTAGTGGAGTTGACCCAAAAATGGTTGCTAAATCTAATGGTGCACCAGGTATAGTCTATTCAGTTAATGGAAATTTAGATAATGCTATTAAACCTGTAATTCCACCAAAAATCCAAGATGAAATTCTTTCTATCAAGAATGACTTTGAATATAAGATTAAAGAAATTTCAGGAAACTCAAATCAATTCCTTGGAAATATTGGTACTGCTGCTAACACTGCAGGTGGTGCAGAAGTTGCTGTAGAAAGAGCAAAAATAATAGAAGTTAATGTAATTAATAATATCTCAGAATTTGTAGAAGATATTGCAAGAATTATAATAGAATTCATTATTAAGATGTATCCTAATTCAGAATTATCATACGCTACTGGTAAAAATGGAAAAGGTGAATATACTTTTGACTTAATAAAAATGCCTAAAAAGTCTGAAATGAAAGACCTTGAGTTCAACTTCTATATAGAATTAGATAAGAAAACTCAATATAGTAAAGACAAGCAAAAACAAGAACTTATGGACATCTTCCAATTTGAAAGACAATATGATGCACCAATTAAAACTGTTACAGTTTCAGACATAATTAAGAATTCTAGTCTTGAAAATAAAGATGAAATAATTGAAAGATTTAATGAACTAAATTCTCAAGATGCTGCTACTAAGGCTGAGACAATTCAAAAGATTATTCAATCATCAAATGATTTAGGAATTGCACCAGATTTAGTTACACAAGCAATTACAGAGATAATTGCAGGTGGTAGAGAAACTCCAGCAACTGATGAATTAATGAAACAATTAGAACAAGGTTTCCAAGCACAGTTACAACAAGCACAAGAAATGGCAAATATGGGTGGTGTAGCACAAAATGATGCTGCTGCTTTAGAGCAAGACCCAACTGCTGGTTTAGACCCTAATGCTGTTGCTATGGCTGAAGAAATGTTAGCAAGTGGAGTGCCAATGTAATGTTGGCACTTTACAAACTTTTTTAGGTTTGCTATAATAATTGTAAGAGAGATTAATAAAATCTCCTAATTCATTAAACAAGGTCGTACCTAAACGACTAAAAATAAGTTAGTGTGAAAGGATTTGTTTATGAACGAAGATGTTTTTGTGGATATTGATGCTATTGATGCTGCATTAGACAAAGAATTTGGCGAAGTTGCAAATAACCAAATTGAAGAAGATGAAGAACAAGAAGTCAATAATGAAGATGTTGTAGACACTTCAGAAAGTGAGGCTACACAAGAAGAAAATACTGCAGAAGAACCTGCAGAGCAAAGTTCTGAAGAACCTGAAAAGGTTAATAAAAAAGATTATGCTTTTGCTAACCTTAGGGCAGAAAATGGAAACTTAAAAAAAGAAAGAGACGCCTATAAATCAGACAGTGATTTCTTAAAATCTCTTGCTCAGTCATATGGTTATGATGATGTATCTAAGTTTCAAGAAGCGTTGAAACAACAAAGATACCAAAGAGAAGCCGAAAGTAAAGGTTATGATTATGACCTTTATAGAAAGACTATGGAACAAGAAGAAAGAATTGCTAGACTAGAAAAAGAAAAAGTTGAAGCAGAAAATGAGAGAAAACTTGAAAGATTTAAAGGTGCGTTGGATAACGCTGTTGCCAAATATGATGTTTCCGAAGAAGATATTTTCAGTAGACTAGAAGATGCTGGAATATCTGTTGAAGAAATACTTTCTATAAGTAACCCAAATCTATTAATCAAAGGTGTCTTATCAGACAAAATTCAAGAGGTTGCAAAACAAAACCAAATCAGTGAAATTCAGAATATGAAAGGCTTAGTTGAGGACAAAAATGAAACTGCTGCTCAAGGTACTAAAGTTACTATTGAGAGTTTATTAAAATCTGATTTAGCCGAATATAAAAAGAATAATTATTTTGATTAAGAAAGTTGGTGATTAAAAATGAATACATTAGCCGTTTTACAAAAAAATGGATTAAGTGTAAATGAATATTTTTCTAAGAGATTATTAGAAATGATTAAATTAGAAAGAAGTAATTTCGTATTCACAAACTTAGGTGTTGAAATGAACATTCCTAAAAACGAAGGTACTAAAAATTTCACAGTTCGTAGATATAACCATTTACCATTAGAAACTACTTCTGAATTCTTACTTTATAATGGACAAGATGTTTTAGACATTACTGCCCCTAAAGTATTAAAAGCAGAAGGACACAAAGTTACTGGTACAGTTAATCAATACGGTGTGATTATGGAAGAAAGCGACGTTGCTGCTGATATCCACTTTGATAACATTAAAGCAATTTATCAACCAGAATTAGCAAGACACGCTGCTGAATTAATTGAAAGAAATGTTGTTGAAAGTTTTGCTGATGCTAGTGAATACTATGTAGGAACTACTGCTGATGCTGCTGATGACATTACTGCTAATGATATTGTTAAATTTAAAGATTTTAGAGTTGTTGCTTTAACTATGAGTAATGCTAACAGACGTGGACACTCAAGATATGGTGGAAAATTCGTTGCTGTTATGCACCCAAATGTTATGAACGACTTACTAGATGATGAAGTATTAATTAATAAGTTACTTACTCCAGGTGGAGAAAATGGACCTATTAAACAAGGTACTTTAGCAAAATATATGGCTTATGGAATGTACTTTACTGATACATTAATCTGCCCAGTTACTAAAAATGCTTCTGGAGTTAGTGTTTACAAATCATTTGTATTAGGATATAACCCATATATGGTTCTAGGATTAGGTAGTCAAAATGTTAAATTCTATGACACAGGATTTACTGCTGACAAATCTGACCCTCTAGGACAAAAGGCTACATTTGGTTACAAACTTTGGACAGGTGCTAAAGTTATAGACCCAATGGCTATTACTGCTGTTCATAGTGCTTCTGCTTACGATATGACTATCAATGATGGTGAATATCTAAATAGAGGTGAACAAAAAGTAGACGTTCCTGCTGTAACTGCTGGTACTAATAGTATTCCAGAAGATTGGGAATTATAATAAAATTAACTACCCAAATGGGTAGTTTTTTTATTTGTTGATAAATT